GCTGGGCTGATCACAGTCATAGGGAAGCGCAAAAGTCCGTATGGACGCAACCAACAGATATTTAAAGCAACAAGACAACTTAATGCACAAGGGGAGCTATTCAGATGAAAACTACAGGCACACATGAATACACAATGAACCAATATCAAGCAGATGCGGCTAAAACCATGATTTACAAATGGAAGGTCATCTACCCAGCATTAGGTCTAGCTAACGAGGCTGGTGAAGTCCTTGGTAAGATCAAGAAACTCATTAGAGATCACGATGTAACTTTTGATGGTCTAAATACAATCCCAGCGCAGAAGAGAGCAGAGATTGCAGATGAGCTAGGAGATGTACTCTGGTATATTGCGGCACTCTCAAAAGACCTTGGCATCACACTGAATGAAGTAGCGGCAATCAACCACGAGAAGCTACAGTCACGACAGAAGCGTGGTGTCTTGAAGGGTTCTGGTGACAAGCGATGAGTCGGTGGATATGGGACTTAGAGAGCAACGGGCTATTAGATACCATCCACACTATCTGGTGCATTGTCTGCCGTGAGGTGGACACTGGCGAAGTCCGTAAGTTTAACCCAGACCAGATCGAGGACGCACTTAAGCTACTAGCCAGTGCTGACGAAATCATTGGTCACAACATCATCGACTACGACATCCCAGCGATACAGATTGTTTATCCTGAGTGGACAACTAGAGCCAAGGTAACTGACACTTTAGTTCTCTCTCGTCTTATACATGGAGACCTCTTCAATGAGGATGCTGAACGCAACTTCAGTGTCTCTAAGTTTCCCAAGAAACTCTGGGGAAGCCACAGCCTAAAGGCTTGGGGTCTTCGCCTTGGTGACTTCAAGGATGACTACGATGGTGGGTGGGAAGCCTACAGTGAAACGATGATGTCATACTGCGTCCAAGATACTAGTGTTACTGACACGTTATACAAGAAGTTGATGAAGACTGAGCCTACTCAGAAGTCTATCGACCTTGAGCATCGTATGGCATCTATCTGCCGAGAAATCGGTAGCAACGGCTGGACTTTCAATGAGAAGAAAGCTGGTGAACTATATGCTGAACTTGCACAGAAACGCCATGTCATCGAGGAAGACTTAAAGGAACTATTTCCACCATGGGAAGTGACTGAAGACTTTTACCCTAAAGTCAACAATAAGGCTCGTGGGTATGTCAAAGGTGAACTGTTTGTCAAATCAAAGACAATCTACTTTAACCCAGCGTCGAGGGTGCACATTCAGAAGTGTCTTGTGGACAAGTACAAGTGGAGACCAAAGTTCTTCACTCCTAATGGTCAAGCTAAGATTGACGAAACCATCTTGGCTAGTCTTCCGTATCCAGAAGCTAAGAGGCTTGCTGAGTTCTTCTTAATTCAGAAGAGGATCGGCATGTTGGCTGAAGGTGCTGGGGCATGGCTCAAGAAGGTCAGTCCTGATGGTAGATTGAGACACAGGCTGAATAGCAACAACTGTGTTTCGGGTCGCGCTACAGCCACATCTCCAAATCTACAGCAAGTACCTAGTGCTGGCTCGCCTTATGGCAAAGAGTGTCGTGAGTTGTTCACAGCACCGAGGGGCTGGCATGTCTGCGGTACAGACCTTTCGGGGATCGAGTTGCGTCTGCTTGCTTCCTACCTTCACCCTTATGATGGTGGTGAGTATTCAAAGCAGATACTTGAGGGTGACATCCACACCTATAACCAACATGCGGCTGGTTTAGCTACTAGAAACCTAGCAAAAACATGGGTTTACGCCACCCTTTATGGTGGGGGTGATAGACTGATAGGTGCTATTGCTGGCGGTGGTGCAAAGAAGGGTAAAGAACTAAAGGACAACTACGATCATGCTGTTCCAGCGTTTGCTACCTTAAAGAGAAACCTAAAGACAGCGGCTAAAAGAGGTCACATCAAGGCACTCGATGGGCGCAAACTAAGGGTCAGATCGGAGCACCGATGCCTGTCACAGTTACTACAGTCAGCTGGGGCAATCGTAGCAAAACAGTGGGTGATGATGACCTACGACAAAATCAAAGAAAAGTATGGCAACAAAGTGTTCATCATGGGCTGGATTCACGATGAGATGCAAATTGCCTGTATATCAAAGGAGATAGCACACGATGTCGGAAATATCGCTGGAACAATGGCATCAGAAGCTGGCATTGCTCTCGGACTTAACATTGCCACACAAGCAGAATATTCCGTGGGCAGAACTTGGGCTGACACTCACTGAGAAGAACGATTACTTAGAGAACTTAATACTCCTTTTTATAATCGTTGATCGGGCGTGGCGTAAGCCATTCACAGTCAAATCAGACTTCGCAAGAGTAGGAGCACTTCACGTTGCCATAGGTGCAAGTGAGGGCTTCATAACTAACCAAATAGATGAAGATAGCTGGGGTAATCGTTGGTACGTGACCCCTGACGGACAGGATATACATGCAGAAATCACAAGAACTCTTAAAGAAGTCATTTACCACCCCCACATTACTCATTGACGGCGACCTCTATCTCTTTAGGGCGGCTATTGCTGTTGAACATGAGATAGACTGGGGTGATGATGTATGGTCGCTTGCCACTGACCTTAAAGCGGCAAAGAAACTATTCACGTCTATGGTCGATGAGTTCAAGAAAGAACTGGTTGTTGAAGACGTGATAGTTACTATATCAGGCCAGAACAACTTCCGTAAAAAGGTGCTTGAGACTTACAAGGGTGGACGTAAGAAAGTCCGAAAGCCTGTAGGATACAAAGCCCTCGTTGCGTGGGCTATGGAAGAATACGATAGCATCATGGTGGACTGCTTAGAAGCAGATGATGTCATGGGTATCATGGCTTCCATACCAAACACTGAGGCCATCATTGTGTCCGACGATAAGGACATGAAGACTATCCCATGTCGTCTATACAGACCCAACGACAATGATCGATTGGTCATCAGTGACATGGAAGCTAACAAAAACTTCCTGATCCAAGCACTCATGGGTGACATGACCGATGGCTATGGTGGGTGTCCAAAAGTGGGCATCAAGACAGCTGAGAAGATACTCGGAAACCATCCGACTTGGGATGCTGTCGTCAAACAATATCAAAAAGAAAAACTATCAGCGGACTATGCGCTGACGCAAGCACGTATGGCTAGGATTTTACGCTGTACTGATTGGGACAACGAGAAGGGTGAGGTCATACTATGGACACCGACAAGATAGAAGATGCCGTAAACAAGCCGCCTCATTACAACTCAGGTTCAATCGAGTGCATCGATGCAATGCAAGCGATGGCTGATGGAGCAATGGTCTGGGGTCACAATGCGTACCTATGGCAGAATGCTTTCAAGTACCTGTGGCGTTGGCCTTACAAGAAAAAACCCGTCGAAGACCTAAAGAAGTGCCGCTGGTACTTGGATCGACTCATTTCACTCATTGAAGAAAAAGAAGAAACACTATGAACAACCTATTGCCTACCGATTACCAAGCATTCATCCACACCAGCCGTTATGCTCGATGGCTAGAAGATGAAGGGAGACGAGAAAGCTGGACTGAGACTGTCGGGCGTTACATGGACAATGTGGTTAAGTCCCGTGTGAGCCGTGAGATTGCCAATGAGATTGAGCAAGCAATATTAAACCTAGAAGTGATGCCTTCTATGAGGTCATTGATGGTAGCTGGTAAGGCATTATCGCGAGACAATACAGCTGGATATAATTGCTCCTATACACCTATAGACCATATCCGTTGCTTTGATGAAGTCCTGTTTATCCTACTGTGTGGTACAGGTGTCGGCTTCTCTGTAGAAAAGAAGTATGTGAACAGCCTACCTAAGATACCTACACTTACATCAGGTGTCTGTAGGATTATTGTTGAAGACAGCAAAGAGGGATGGGCTACTGCATATAAAGAATTAATATCTGAACTATACGCTGGCAGAATACCGACATGGGATGTGTCTAATGTTAGACCAGCTGGTGCACGTTTAGAAACATTTGGTGGCAGGGCATCTGGTGCTGAACCATTGGTAGAACTGTTTGAACATACCATAGAAATCTTCAAGAAAAAGCAGGGTGACAAGCTGTCTTCTTTAGATGTCCACAGCATCATGTGCATGATTGGATCGATAGTAGTGGTCGGTGGAGTGCGTAGGTCAGCGATGATCTCATTAAGTGATCTATCGGATGACGAGATGCGTACAGCTAAGTCAGGCGAGTGGTACATCGACAACCCACACCATGCTCTAGCTAACAACTCTGTGGCCTTCGAAAGTAAGCCCAGCGGTGTAGACTTCATGAACGAATGGGCTTCACTTGCGGCCTCTGGTTCTGGTGAACGTGGTATCTTCAATAGACAGGCGGCTCGTACCAAAGCTAAACGCGATGGGACTAGGGATCACATGTGGGAGTTCGGCACAAATCCTTGCAGTGAGATAGTGTTACTTGGGCAACAGCTTGAGGAATATACTGACCCTGAGACTGGTGAAACTAAGACTAGAGGCATCGTTGGAACTGGTGGTCAATTCTGTAATCTTACAGAGGCTGTCATTAGGGCTACAGATACTGAAGCTGACATCTCGAACAAGATACGTCTTGCAACTATCTTAGGTACAATCCAAGCAACCTTAACTCACTTCCCGTACTTACGTGACTGTTGGAAAAACAATACAGAACGTGAGGCACTCTTAGGTGTATCTATGACAGGCATCATGGACTGTACGTTAACTAATGGCAGAGAAGATGGTCTTGAGGATAGGCTAGACACATGGCGTAGGGTTGCTAGGGAAACTAACAACTACTTTGCAGATGAGCTAGGTATCAACAGGTCAGCTTCTATAACTGCGGTTAAACCAAGTGGCACTGTATCACAGCTGACATCATCCAGTAGCGGAATCCATGCGAGGCACTCTGACTACTACATCAGAACAGTCCGTGGCGACAACAAAGACCCACTGACACACTTCTTAGCAGACCAAGGAATACCATCAGAACCTTGTGTCATGAAGCCAGATACTACGACTGTCTTTAGCTTCCCTATGAAATCACCAGAAGGCTCAGTCACTCGTCACGACATGACAGCGATTGAACAGCTGGAGATGTGGCTAATGTACCAAAGACACTACACAGACCATAAGCCATCAGTGACTGTATCAGTTGGGGATGACGAATGGGCAGAAGTAGGTGCGTTTGTCTACAAACACTTCGATGAGATGTCTGGTGTCAGCTTCTTACCACGGTTTGACCACACGTATGCTCAAGCACCTTATCAAGACATCAATGAAGAACAGTATGAAGTCGCACTGTTTGCCATGCCTGATGCAATCGACTGGTCTAGGCTGTCAGACTACGAATCTGAAGACACAACCAAAGGCTCACAGGAATTAGCTTGCAGTGCTGGGACGTGTGAACTTGTAGACATCTAAAAGTGAACTTTTTATATGGGTTTGCAATCAGTCTGCACTTGGGTCTGGATGGTTCTTACAATGAACTACACCCACACATTAGACTGCACCAAGGCCACTTCATCGCTGGGCTTTACTACAACAGCGAAAACAACATCAGCCCATACATAGGATCAAGGTGGTCAAGTGATCTTGGCTACTTTGAGTATGGGATGGTTGGTGGGTATTTGGAGCCACTTCCGTTTTTAAGGTTAGGATTAAATATAGACAGCAATAGGTCTCTGTTTTTAGCCCCAGCCCTTGAAAAGATAGGTGGCAGTAACAAAGTTGGAGCCACTTTAGGCTTCGAGATGATGTACTAAAATTAACTAAGGAGAAGCTAATGAACCGAGAGGATTTGTTAAGAATACAGCATGAGTCTGTAGCTAAATATGAAAACAAAAGAATGCGTGAGAACTTCAACATGAGGCACTACAAAGAAGGTGATCAATGGGAAGCACAGCAAGCACGTAGAGCAACAGGAGCTAAAGGTGGCAAGAATAACTTCCAGCGACCTTGGGCAAAGAAAGAGAGCAGTGATGAAAGATAGTGTAACCCATTGTCCGAAGTGCATAGTGAAAACTAAAGTAATAGAGACCATCCCCCACTTTAAATATGGATACCCATCGAAACGTAGGCAACGACAATGCCCTCAGTGTGGGATGCGTAGGATGACAGTAGAAATACCAATAGAGCAGGGGGATAAGTATTTCTCATGTTCACAGTCGAAATAGAGTCTGACTATGTTAAGATCGTATCAGTAGATGCCGATGGTAAGTTTGAAGATGTAGAGATGTATCTTGAGGACGATGGTACTTGCTTTGTACGGCAGTTCTCTGAAGAGCTAAGAGAGTTTCAACTGATAGCCATCAACTACAAACAAGTATTAGACTTACTGGCATCATTAGATTCCGATGATGGAGCCTATATCACTACTGTTGTGTGAGGTGGGTGGAGTGCAGGGAAGTCATCTCAAGGATGTCTAGCTACCGCACTCCGTTGTTACCGAGGTAACGAAGGTAATATGCATTAAATTACAGTTTATGTAAATACTGATGTATCAATTTGACTCCAAAAAACACAGATCGCTGTCTTATGTCGGACGATCTGTGTTTTTTGTCATTATTCTGCCATTTTCATAGCCTGATGGAGTGTCTCAGTGTTCCTTCTGCTCCAGCCTCTACCGAAGTGCTTATAGTCATCTAAACTTTCATAGAATGCCTGTCTGACTGTGTAAACGTAGTCGATGATAAACTTAGGGTCTTTCTCAGCTATTAAGGCAAGCGTCTGATTGCCTATGGCTCCGTCTTGTGTAGCACCTACTGCTCTTTGAATAGCCTTGGCAGGGCGACCCGAACCACTGTTCACAGCCCAGTCGAATGCACACCAGTCTACACCAGATGGAAGATGGTCGCCTTTAACTCGATCCCAGTAGTTCTTCTTGTATATTGGGGCAACATCATCAGGCGTGAGATCACGCATCTCTTGCTCAGTAGACTCACGGCCTATCCATTCGTCATAGACACGTTTGGTTACACCGAGATTTGTCATACCTCCGCGATCATGCTTTGAATTTACATAGCCCCCTTCGTGCTCCAAAAGCATCGCTAGGCACTTATCGAAGTTCTCTTTCATTTCTTGAAGCCTTTCATGGTTCTTACGCCAAAGCTGGCGGCAATAGATGCGTA